GGTATTATTACGACGGATCCGCATGGACGGACGGCGGCGCCTATAACAGCGCGGCCGTGCAGACGGATGCCACACTTGCGATCCCGGGCATGGCAGCGGACTCCAAGGCCGTGGGCGACGCGATCAAAGCGGAGGCAGATGCACGGGCAGCGGATATTGATGACGTAAAGGACGATTTAAGTGATGTAAATGAACGCATAGGTAATCTGTCAGACCTTGAAACAGAGGATAAAACTGATATTGTTTCTGCAATTAATGAAGTGGCGAAAAGTGGAATTACAGATGAAGTGAAGGCGGCTTTATTAGCTTGTTTTGAAAAAGTCGCATGGATAGATGGGAATGGACAGGATTATTATGATGCATTAGAGGATGCATTATATGCTGAAGATGAGAGAAGCAGACAAAAAATCTTTGGTCAGTTTAGTGATGGGATTACTATTGTAAGAACTAATCATACTGCCGCTCCGCCATATTATGAAGATTATGTCTGTACGCGTAAAGATACACAAGCTAGGGCTTGTAATGAAGCACCGATTCCGAATCATAATTACATTTTTACCGTTACAGACCCAACAAAATATAATATACAGGCAATTCCTGTAATAGATTTGACTAAACGTGATATTACATCTACACAGATTGTTTTATATCATGATAATTACTGCTATTCCAGTATACAACTATCATCATCATGGGCAGAATCGGCTTTTGCCACAACAAAATATGTGTGGATTGTATTGAAAAAAATGGATGGAACCGCATTTACAGAAGAAGAACTTGCAAACGGCGCAGAAGCTGTTTTCAATTATACTTCTGTTTCTGTGGATGATGTTGAAATAACAAGCGGAATGACCCTTGTTAATCAAGATGGATACACTTACAGGATGCAGAACGTTACAACGGCGGCGAGGGCTTGCTTTGCAAAACCTGTGTATAATGATAACTATACATTTACTGTCACGGATAGCACAAAATATAGTTTGACAGCACGTGACATAACAAGCCTTGAATCTCAAGAAATATCATGGTCTGGGAATGTTGACGGGACAGCATACCCGACAGCCGGGAACAATACCACATGGGTCACAAGTGGAAGCGCATCGACTCCGTTCGTGTGGCTTGCTCTGAAGAAGAATGACGGGACGGAGTTCACGGCGGCGGAACTTGCCAATCATGCGAGTGCTGTATTCACTTGTAATAAGGGTGGTGATTGAATATGGCAATATATAACATTGCCAAGCAGGAACTGCAATCTGTTTATGCCAAGGATGGGCAAAGCATTGATAAGGCATATGATATATTCGAGAATGTTGTTTTTGACAAAGACACTCCAGATGATCCTTATATATTAGGTCGGTTGTTGCTGTTTGAAGACAGTTTCAGAGATGAAACATTAAATAGTGATAATTGGCAGTGCGAAATTGGAAAAACTAGAGGAGAGAGCCGTCCAGGCGTTTTTAGAGCACAGAATGTTTTAATTGAAGACGGGAAATTACATCTAATTGCTAAAAGAGAGAATCATTTACAATACACATGGACGATGGGAAGCATAACCAGCGGGCATATCAGAGCATGGATGTATGGAAGATTTGAAGCTAAAATTAAAATGCCGGGAATATCCGGGGCATTCCCAGCATTTTGGTCTATCGGTGGAAGCGGATTTAATACTCCAAGAAATGATGACGGTACTATTGATTTTGAAAGACAATTTGAAGGGGGTAATGCTACGTTATGGCCGTTATGCGGAGAAATCGACTTTACAGAGGGGACACCTGGCAATGATACAAGACCGTATTGCAATATTTGGGACATGGATGGTAATTCAATGGGTGCTGGTCGCCCATCAAGCCCGATTGTTTTAACAGACTGGCATATATACAGCATGGAATGGACTTCTGAGTATATAGCTATGTTATTGGATGGTATTGAGTATAAACGCTATACGTTTTCAGATTATTCAGAGGCACAAATATCAGCATACAAAAATGAACCTCAATGCATTATATTGGACTTGGATGTTGGAGGAGCGGGTGGTACAATTCCTAATGATGTAAATGAAATGAATATGTATGTTGATTGGGTAAGAGTATATGCTCCATTAGGGGTTTCAGAAGAAATTCCAGATACGGCGATTAACATACCTTCAACATTAAGATTGCAAAAGGGATACTTCACATGGCTTGTAGCCAGATTTACTCCCAATACAGCCACGAATCAATTTGTAATATGGGAAAGTTCAGATGATAATGTTGTTACGGTTGAACATGGATGTGTTCGAGGAATTAACATTGGAACTGCAACGATTACGGCTAAGTCTGTAAATGGAAATACAGCAGTGTGTAATGTAACTGTTGTTAATACGTTGTAATATATTTGGTCAACTAAAGACCCATTTAGATGATTTAAAGCAGACTTTTAATAAGATTGACATGACAAAATGATTTGACGTATAATCAGGACACGAAAACAAAAAACGGAGCTGCACTCCGGTCTAGCAAACACAAAGCGCAGCTCCTAACCTGATAGGTATGGTACGATTGTATCATACCTCCAAGCAATACGCAAAGGAGGTATTTTTTATGTCCGATTATCGTCAAAACCTTATTAAATCGATCGAGGAGTCAATCATCACAGTCGTGGATCGGGAGGCTGCGGAGCTGATCACCGGCAAGATCATCCGGATCCTGAACGACTACGAAGTAACTAAGAGATGTACGGAAATCGTGCCTTATGATGATCAAAACGACAGGATCATCAAAAGATACTGCGCCTGCCTGATGGTAGACGGCAAATCGCAGAAGACAATCGATCAGTACAGACGTGCGGTCCGGAAGGCAGCAGAGTTCATCGGGAAACCACTGCCGGAGATCGGAGTGTATGACCTGCGGTATTATCTGGCCTGTGAAAAGGAGCGCGGCGTGTCGAACCGCACGCTCGAGAATACCAGGGCAAATCTATCGGCCTTTTTCCAGTGGATGACACAGGAGGAGCTGATCAGTAAAAATCCATGCATGAACATCAAACCGATCAAGTATGCGGAAGAAATCCGGAAGCCGTTCTCAGAGGTGGAGATCGATCTCATGAGGACGGCATGCAGCAGCCTGAAGGAGCGGGCCCTGGTCGAGATCCTGCTGGCGTCCGGGATCCGAGTCTCGGAGCTGACGGGAATGGACGTCTCAGACATAGATTTTGCAAAAATGAAGATCCATGTCCGGAACGGAAAAGGAGCAAAGGAAAGATACACATATCTCAATGATGTGGCAGCTTCGCATCTGAAAAAATATTTATTTGCCAGATCCGGAGAGAGCAAAGCGCTGTTTACCAACAAAAACGGCGGACGGATCAATCCGGGAGGAGTCAGATACATTCTGAAGCAGCTGGAGGCTAGAGCGAAGATCACGGACGTGCATCCGCACCGGTTCCGCCGGACGTTTGCAACCGGTCTGGCAAACAGAGGGATGAACATACAGGAGATCCAGAAGCTGCTCGGCCACAGCAACATCAATACAACGCTCGAGTACGTATGCACGAGTGACGAAAAAATCAAGGCATCATACAGACAATATATTGCATGAAAACGAAAAGGCACTGCGAAAGCGGTGCTTTTTTATTGGAGGACACAAATTGATTTCACAAATCATAACAGCTCTGCAGCTGATCATATCACTGGCAACGGTGATCACGCTGATATACGCATTTATTAAATTTACTGGCACCCCGAACAAGACGCAGAATGAACGGCTGGACGAGCTGGAGAGATGGCGGAAGGATGTCGAGAAGCGCCTGCAGACGGGCGATGATCATTTTAAGCGCGTAGATGATGGAAACAAGGTCACGCAGCGCGCGCTGCTGGCGTTGATGAAGCATGCGATCAACGGCAACGATACCGAAGATCTGAAGAAGGCGGAGAAGAGCCTGGAAGAATATCTGGTAGACAAATAAAGGAGAAGGAACATGATTAAAAACAAGGAGTGGTGGAAGGCAGCAGGTATCAGAGCAATTAAAACGGTGGCGCAGGCGGCGATCGCTATGATCGGGACGTCGGCGGTCATGTCAGAGGTAGACTGGGCTGCAGTGATCAGCGCATCCGCACTGGCCGGAATTTTGTCAATGCTGACGAGCGTCAAAGGGCTTCCGGAGCTGGAGGGACGCGGATGAGTTATCAGGAAGATTTCATCGGCAAGATTGCACCGGTCGTGCAAAAAATGACGGTACGGTATGGCTATGGCGTAAACTCCGCGATCATCGCACAGGCGTGCCTGGAATCAGCATACGGGACCAGTACAAAGGCAAAGCATCATAATTATTTTGGACTAAAGTACCGGCCGAACAGAGTCAGCTGCAGCTCTGGGATGTTCAAGGATGGCTCCCGGGAGCAGCTGCAGGGCGGAAAGTATATCAAGATCGTAGACAACTGGTACGGATTTGCGACGATGGAAGATGGCGTCGAAGGATACCTGCAGTTCATCAGCATCCCGAACTACGACAGGGCCAGAGCGGTAACGGATCCGGAGGAGTACCTGCAGGCGCTCAAGGATGCCGGGTATGCTACCAGCGCGGCCTACGTCAGCAACAATATGTCGGTGATCAAAAAATGGGATCTGACAAAGTATGATACAAAAAAGGTAGATGTCTCGAAGGGAAGTGTGAAAGTGATTGAGAAGCCGAAGATCACGAAGATGATCAGCAAATACAATTTTGAGAGCCGGTCCGGAAATGCGATCAAATATATCGTGCTGCATTATACTGGCAACCAGACGGACACGGCGAAAAACAATGCGAACTACTTCGCAACCGGCAACCGTGGAGCCTCCGCGCATTACTTCGTGGATGAAACATCCATCTATCAGTCCGTTGAGGATTCTGCAGCTGCGTGGCATGTCGGAAAAAACTACGGCAGCGGGAATCTTTTTGGTAAATGCACCAACAAAAACAGCATTGGTATCGAGATGTGCAGCAAAAACGGCACGATCACATCAAAGACCATCACGCGGGCCGTGGAGCTGACACGATACCTGATGGCTCTGTATGGCGTACCGGCATCAAATGTCGTGCGACATTGGGACATATGTTCAAAAGAGTGCCCAGGATGGTATGGATGGAATCCGAAATCGGGATCAGAGGCAACATGGGAAGACTTCAAGGAGCGGATCCAGAGCGGAGAGTCGCAGAAGGCTGCAGCTACCAGCGCGAAGAAAAAGACAAAAGTGCCATTTATCGTAAAAGTGACGATCCCGGATCTTAACATCCGCAAAGGGCCGGGCGTCAAGTATGGCAAGACCGGCAAATATACCGGTATCGGGAAATTTACGATTATAGAGACAGACGAAAAAGAGGAATGGGGCAGGCTGAAGAGCGGAGCGGGATGGATATACATCGCAGACCGCGCCTGGACAAAGTGGCCTGTATAACAAAGAGTGAGGGCGTCCTTCGGGGCGCTCTTTTTTTAATGCAAAAAACCACCTAAAAAGTGGAAAAGTATTGACATACCACCTAACAAGTGGTATGATAATATCAACAAGAGAGATACACAAAAGCAAAGGAGATAAAGACATGACAAATAAAGCTAACACAAAAATGTATCAGGTAGATTTCACGGACAACAACACTGGTGCAACAAGCCCGATCGACACGATCAAAGCGCCGGAAGGATATACCGCAGAGCAGTATATCGAGGACTGCAGGGCGAATGCAGATCAGGAATGGATCGACATGCTGGAGAACGGAACTGTTGAGCTGACAGAGATCGAGGAGGACTGAGCAATGAAAATTGAGCATATCACAAAGGGAAGCATCATCGATACGTTTTTTGGAACCATCGAAGTAACTGGATATAACGGCAGCATCGTCTACGGTATCGAGAGAGAGTATGACGAAGAAGGAAACGTCGAGAGAGAAGAAGAGACAAGGCTCACGCTCAATGAGATCGGCCATATGATGAAAGAGGTTGACGGAAGAAATCACAAGGTCTGGTATGACGAGGAGGAAGAGAATGAAGAGTGAGGAGATCAGATCAATCCTCGGGATCAGCCGGGCGGAGTTCAGCCGGAGATATGAGATCCCGATCCGGACGATCGAGAACTGGGACGCCGGAAAGACGAATCCTCCGGCGTGGCTGCTAAAGCTGCTGGAACGGGTCGTCAGGGATGACGCAGAACGGGAGAATCAGTAAATGAGCGATAAAAAATTCGGGAAAGCGCATAAACAAAGGTTTCTTCGATACACTACGGACCAAAAGGCCGGGGGTTCGAATCCTCTACCGCACGTATAGCGAAAATCCTCAGAAATCCAATAAAAATAAGGGTTTCTGAGGATTTTTCTTTTTGCTGAAACATCACTTTTTATCACATATTATCACTTTTGAGTGCGGTAAATTTGTCGATAAAGCGATAAAAATGCGATAAAAAATCACTCGCACAATCCCATCTGACGGGCAGCGATCAGGAGGGTATCTCCGTCTGAGTGATCGTAAATATTTGCGGTCGTCTTAATGTCCGCATGCCCCATCAAATCTTTTGCAATTCGCAAATCAACTCCCTTTTTCTTTAGATCCGTGCAATAGGTATGCCGGAGCAGGTACGGAACAAAGTCGGATGCAAGCGGCAGCGGTTCGATCAGCTGGTTCCGGTATACCTTTGCACCCATTGATATGTTCAAGGCCCGCTCCAGGGCGTGCACCATCCTCTTATAGGATGACTCTGTGTGATGGGAACCGGCAGCGGTGACTGCACAGTATCCTTTTTTGCGCGCCAGAAGCTTCGGCTGCAGCTCCGTCGGGATCGGGACATACCGGTCAGAGTTTACAGTCTTGGTCCCGCGAATGTGTAGAAAAGGCACCTCGTCGATTTTGACAACATCATCGTATCTGACTTCCGCAGCTTCGGCCGGCCGGCATCCGCAGTACAACATCAGCTCGAAAAAGATAAATCGGGGATCCTGTGGGATGACCTTCAGGAGATGTTCCCGCTCCTCTTCCGTGATAGATCTGCGTTTATGGTTGGTTCCAATCGGCCGTACCAGATCGGCGGCAGGATTGATGCTGATCATGTGATTCTTCCGGGCGGAGTCAAATACAAATAAGATATCCTGATGCAGCTTTGTAATGTGAGATCGGCTCATCCCCTTTTGATTGTTGAGGATCCCCTGCAGCATGAGAGGCGTGATCTTATTTAGCGGATAAGATCCGATCTCTGATACCACATGTTTTTTAAAGCGGATCAGGCACTGATTCATATATCGATCAGATACATTCGGCTTATAAATGGAAAAGGCGATCTGGTACCAGTCGCGCAGAAGAGTCTGTCCTCCGGAGGTCGGCTGCTCTTTTTCCAGCTTCACCTTCTTCTCTATCATCTTCCGGACCGCTTCCTTTTCTGTCTTTCCGTATACGGTGTAACGCCGGCCGTTGTGCGTGAAGTACTTGCGGACATAGTTGTATTTCTTCTCCATACCATACCCCCTCAAATCAACCTACGTTTGAACCTAATGACTTTTGCCCCTTTTGATTCTCCGGGAGACGGACGAGCATAGAGGCATATTCGATGATTTTCTCCTGTGCTTCAGCGTTTAGTTTTCTAAAAAGGTCAAGAAGATGTGATTCTTTTTGGCTGATAAAGCCGTCGTCATCGCTGCCGGTCTGTAAATACCTAACTGACACATCAAAATATGCAGCTAGTTTCTCGAGTTTATCCATTTTGGGAGTATACCTCCCGGCTCTCCAATCTGTTAGTGTGCTGGGAGAAATCCCGATGCATCTTGCAACCTCTGAAATAGACACGCCCTTTGCTTTTCGCAATTCGTCAAAAATCTCATACATAATACGACCTCCATAAATCCGTAAAAAAACAGTTGACACTTACAGAAAGCCGTAGTAATATAACCTTGACATGCGGATATCCGTAATGTCAAAGAAAAATATTGCGGCAAACCGTTGTGATGATCTGGTGGTGCTTTTCATTATAACGGTTTTCCGTAATATCAGCAACAACAAGATACGGAAAGGAGGAAAGGGATGTACGCAAAATATGCGAAGCTTCGTGATGAACGTGGATTGACCGATAATAAAGTAGCAGCGATGACCGGAATAACATTCTCCACGATTTATGACTGGAAATATCGCGCAAACAAGGATCCGAATGCAAAGCTGTCGATTGACAATGCAATGAAAATAGCAAGACTGTTTAATGTCCCTGTTGAAGCGCTGCTAGAGAAAGACCATGAATTAAACGCAACCATGTAAGGAGAAAAGATGGCCATATCAATAATATTGCTTGGCGCCAGCTGTGTATTACTGGCAATAAACCAAGTGAGAAACGGGAAAATCATATATGAACTATCTGAAGAATTACAGCAGCAACGGCAGCGGCTGCAGAAGTGCAGAGAAGAAAAAACAAAGTCGGACTACATGGATGGGATCACAGTCATAAGAAAGTGGCCTCATCGTCCCATTCACGAAGTGAGAATATCGTTCTGGTTGGATTCCCGCGATTGGATGACACTTGAAGAGTCAGACGAGTGGAAAGATTTTTCAACTCGTCTGAAGGAAGTTCAAACTCGACGAAACCAGAAGACCCAGACAGAGGGGATAGATTAACAGGAAAAGACATGGTTCTGATTTCAGACACTTTTCGGCCATTAACCTCGGAACTGTACACAACGTGAGCAACAGGCTCACATTGGTAAACTCTTTCGCCGAAAACGACGCCGATCGTATTGATCGATATCGGGAGCCGTGATCGGTTCTGAAAAGAAACGTACACAACAAGGCTCTTATGAGGTTCAAACACCTTTAAAAGAGAGATGTCCAACTTTTTTCTACTGGAAAAGAATCTATAGATCCAGCTAGAAACAGTACCGACAGCGCCAAGTAAAGCGATGGCCAGAGTGATGTTTTCGCGGGTAAGAAGAGATTTGAACATAAGCTAATACCTCCTATACGGAGAGTATAACACAAAGCTTTGGAGGGCAAAATAATGACGAGATCAGAAATAGCAAAGGATCTCCGACAGTTTACAGGCGCCGGGGTGATCACACCAAAGCAGCTGGCCGATTTTCTCGGCGTCAAGACGATCTGGAGAGTCAGGGAAAAGTATTTGTCCGGGTTGGAACATTTGGGTAACGCATATCTGATAACGGAAGTGGCAGCAAGGCTAAAGGAGGAAATGAACATATGAAGATGACAAGAGCAGACTTCGCGCGCTGGATCATGCTGGCGGTCGTGTGCTGGACAGTTGTGTCCGCACTGGCCGGCAGCGCGATCGGAGTCATGATCGGCTGCACGTATGTCGGGATCGCGATCGCGGCGACGATGGACAGTGAGATTAAAAAGGTTTTAAGGAGGAAATATGGGGAAAAAGATTGTTAAGAGATTCACCCGGCACAACCACGTTCAAGGCAACAGACACAAGTACCGGATCCCGATGGACTATGCAGGGGAGCTGACGATCTACGGCGAAAACGGCGTCATGTGGATATCAGGAGACCTGGTTGACAAGCTGGGAGAATGGGAAGACGTCGAGGAGACGATCGAAAAATAAAAACGCCCGCACTCCTGAGAGCGCGAGCGCGGCACGAGGGCCGAACAAAATGTCAATATCATTGTAAGCCTAAGAGCCGAAAAAAGCAAGGAAAAACAGGGGATCAAGGGCCCCTGTGAGACCTTGATAAAGATATTAAAGTTAGGACAAAAACCAATATGGCTTACATAGAAAAAAGATATACCTTCGCTCATGCCGTAGAGGTTGAGCAATATCACACTGCCAGATACGGAGCTCCGGGACAGGAGCGGCAGCCGAAGAGGAAGCCGACTCCGGAGCAGATCGAGAGACAGAACCAGAGAAATAAAGAGAAGAAGTGCAGGCGAAAACTCCGGACATACTTCGACGTCAACGACTACTTCGTGACGTTGACATATGCCAGAGAGGCGCGCCCGCCGAATATGGATCAGGCGAAGAAGGATTTCGCGAAGTTCACCAGGAAGCTGCGGGCGGAATACAAGAAGCGAGGGCAGGAGCTGCGCTGGATCCGAAATATCGAAGTCGGGACCAGAGGAGCGTGGCATGTGCATCTGGTAGTCAACAGGATCCCGGACGCGGATGTCCTGATCCGGAAGGCATGGCCACACGGAAGAGTCACGCACCAGCTCTTGTATGAGCGGGGAGAGTTCCGCGAACTGGCAGCCTATATCACGAAGACACCGAAGACAGACAGCAGGATGTCGGCAGCGGACTACTCGACATCTAGGAACATGCCACTTCCGGAACCGAAGAAGAGCCTGATCCAGTGGAGAACATGGAAGAAAATCAGGGTCCCGGAAGGATATTATTTGGACAAGGCATCGCTGATCGAAGGAATCAATCCGGTCACGGGACATCCATACCGCAGCTACACATTGCTGCGCAGGAGGGAATAAAGAATGCTGGTAACGATATACATAGACACGGACAACCAGATCCCGCGCCGACAGCGGCATAGATACGGATATGTGGTCGAGGCCAAAGGGCACACGGTCGAAGGCTTCGGAGAAGCAGAAGAAACATTCAGCGGAACAGTGCTGACAGCACTTCTGGCGGCCCTGGGCAGGATCCGCGCCACATGTGAGTTGAATATATGCCTCAGGAACTGCAGAGTGGGAGCTGATCTGGTCAAAAATATGCCGACGTGGCGTAAAAACGGATGGAAGAACGTAAAAGGAAACGATATCAAGAACAAGGACCTGTGGGAGCAGGTGGCAAGAAGGCTGGAGGAACTGAAAATTATGACGGTTAACTTCGAAAATCTGGACCGTCATGCATATAGTTCATGGATTCAGTCGGAGATCAAGCGGGAAATAATGACCTGAAAGTCGGATTTTTTCGGAGAAGAACCGAAAAAAATAAGGTTTACATTTTCGAGAGAGGAGATAAAGCATGCTAATGGACGATTCGTTGATGACGCAGCTGCATATAATCGACATCAGCCCGCATCCGGACAACCCGCGAAAAGACCTCGGGGATCTGGATGAGCTGATCGAGTCGATCAAGAAAAACGGCGTCATGCAGAATCTCACGGTTGTACCGGAAAACGAGGACAACCCTGAGAAGTATATATGCCTAATCGGGCACAGGAGACTGGCGGCAGCTAAAGCGGCGGGAGTGTACACAGTACCGGCGCGGATCGTGTTCGGATTGTCGCACCGCGATCAGGTCGGGATCATGCTGGAAGAGAATATGCAGCGCAATGATCTGACGATAGTCGAGCAGGCGCAGGGATTTCAGATGATGCTGGATCTCGGCGAGACGGAGGAGAGCATAGCGGAAAAGACAGGATTCTCCCGGACTACGGTCCGGCACCGGCTGCAGCTGGCGAAACTGGATCAGAAGGAGCTGAAGCGCCGGCAGGATGATGAAAGCTTCCAGTTATCGCTGAAAGACTTGTATGCACTGGAAAAGGTCAAAGATATCAAGAAGCGGAACGAGATCCTGAAGGGAGCATACAGTTCGAACGAGATCCGGAGGCAGGCCGAGAATGCGGAGAGGGACGAAAAAAGAGAGAGGAAAGCAGCGGTAATCCTGAAGCAGATCCCAGAGGCAAAACCGATCCCGAAATCAGAATCGAACTGGAGCTGGTCAGGAAAGTACGACAAACTTCTGGAGATCGATCTGGACAATCCGAAGAAAGAAGTTGTACTGGATCTGAAAGAAGGAGAGATCCCGAGGTACGCGATTGCATATGGCTCTTTGTACATCGTCGTCCCGAAACGCAAAACCGAAAAAGAAGCGGCAAAGGATGACGAAGAAAAAGAACTGAACAGAAGGAAGAAGGCTTTTAAAGAAATCTGCAAAAATTACGCAGAAGAAAGAAGACTCTTTGTTGATGGAATTGCCGACGGATCATATAAGGCATCCGTGCCGGAGGAAGAGATCCAGAAGAAGTGCTGGGAATATGCCTTTGAACACTATACCGCTTTAGACAAATCCGGAACCTGGGAATATCTGAAGGGATACTCATGGTGGGATCTGAAGACGGAAGAGGAGAAAGAGGAGGCAAAAAAAGAACTGCGGGATCTTGGAACAACAGTTCTTCTGGTGATAAACGTGGCCAGAGCTGCCGGAGACGGCAGCGGCATGTTCGGCTGGAGAGGAAAATTCAGCGACGACAATCTCATAGACGAGCAGAGGCGAGTGTATGAGATCCTGAAGCTGTATGGGTATCAGATGTCGGAAGAAGAAAAGCAGATTTTGGACGGCACACATGAATTATATCTGGAGGAGAAAAATGATTGAAATGAATCCGGATCCAATGAGCTCGGAAGAGTTTTTGAAAAGCTTTGAAAAGTGCGAAGTCATACGAAGTGTGATTGAGAGCTGCAGATCGCTGAATGAAAAGCTGATGATCCTGTGCATGATACTGGATACCATCGCATACACAGAGAACATATCGCATGATCAGCTGTACATCCTGATTGACGACTTAAAGCCGATCATCGGGGAAGTGAACAAGAATATGGGAAAGGAAGGAATAATAGATGATCACGGTAACAGGGACATGTAACTTCTGTGGCCAGACCAAATTGATAGAACTCCCGGACGACACTCCGGAGGCGATCAGGACAGAAGAAGCAATAATGGAGGCGACCCTGCACTGCAACTGCAGGGAAGGATCTGACTGGCGTGCCAGCAGGTGGGTGATCGAGAAATGCTCTGACAATATCGAGATGATGTTCCGCGACAACATGCCTGAGATAGCGGATCTGCTGCAGGAAGGCAAATCGATTGTATACAACGGATTGGTGAAAAGGATCACCTGCACAACTCCTGACGGAGGAGTGGCAGCCATGTATAAAAAAGGCGGGAGCGTGGAGCTGAAGTATACAGAGAAAAAAGAAACGACAATGACGGCAGATTGGTGATGACAATGAAGAAGAGGATCCGACACCCGAAGAGCATCCTGCACGAAAAGGACGGGACATGCTATCTTTGCATGGCGCTAAATGATGACTACCAGATACATGCATACCTGGAGGAGCATCATGTAATCCCAGGCAATCCGGGGCGCCGGATATCAGAAGAGAACGGATTGAAGGTATATCTCTGCATCCCACATCATAGAGGGACGGCGGCAGCGGTACACTCCAATCATGACAACATGCTCCTGATCCAGCGGGACGCGCAGCGCGCCTTCGAACGCACAAGATCGCGGGACGAGTGGATGCGGACCGTCGGGAGAAACTATTTATAGGCCGTCAAATTATCGGGATATTTCACAGTGCGCCCAATACGGCCGGGCGCGATCACGGTAACAACCGGCAATCTTGTGCTATTGGCTCCGTAAAATCAGAGCACGCCGGATGTTATATCACCGTCAGGAGTCAGCTGACGGAGGCAAGGCAGTCCTGATCTGCCGGTGAAAGGGAGCTGTGTAGCCGCGCAGCTCCCCGACACGAAAAGGAGATGAAAATGCGGGAGGACGTATTAAATACGATCAAGGTGATCGCGAGGGATTTGAAAAAGATCTGCGAGATGACAGAGTGCAAAGAATGTCCGTTCGCGGACGGCAGCGGATGCCGCATAAACGGTCCGCGCGGGTGGAGGTTGAAGGATGAGAAAAATAGCTGAAAGACAAGTGTTTGTGACGTGGTATACGCCAGAAGAAAAGATGCCGCAAGAGGACGAATTTGTCGTCGTGACTATCTCGGGCAAAGGGCCATATATCACATACGACCATGCACTGATGACGGCGGCATGGTGCGGGGACGAAGGCTGGTACGTCGAAGGCATCGACGTAGACACAAAGGAATATAAGATACATGCATGGTGCGACCTGGAACCATACGGAGGTTAAATAATGAGCAAAGCATACGGAACAATGGTCAGCGAAGCAAGCGCGCTGGAGCTGCTGGAGGTGGAAGTAGCCGACGCAGTAATGCAGAGCGGAGTGGATCCGGAACTGTATGAATGTGCGCTGAATCGAATCAGATACAGATTTGATCAAACTGTACCAGTAAAGCCGAAGAGACACAAAGGTAAATACATATCGGACTACTATACATGCGGGAACTGCGGCAGCGGTGTAACAATCAATGATAATTACTGCTGGAACTGCGGATTTGCGATCGGCTGGGACAGTATACGATGCCTGACAGGTAAAGACGATGCCAATGGATAAAAAGCGCTATCCGCAGAACTGGAAGGAGATAGCGTATCAAATCAAAGAGGAAGCCGGATGGAAATGCCAGTCGTGCGGGAAACAGTGCCGGAAGCCGGGGGAAAAGTTCGACACACACAAAAGGACGCTGACAGTGGCGCATCTGAATCATATACCGGAAGACATGAGAAGAGAAAACTTGGTAGCAATGTGCGCGCCATGTCATCTGAGATACGATGCAAAACAGCACGCAGAAAGCAGGAGGGAAAACCGTGAAAATAAAAATAAACGGACACGAAGTCGAAGGAACAGCTGAAGAAATATACAGCCTGATCCAGATGATCGGGGGGGTAAGCAAAGAGGAGAAGGAACCGGCAGAGGTCAAGAAGCCCCAGACGAAGAAGGCACCGGCCAAGAAAGAACCGAAGAAAAAAGAAACGACAAAGAAAGAGATCGATGTCGGCAAAGCAGGAGCGCTCCGAAAGGCGGGATGGTCCCTGCAGAAGATAGCGGATGAGATGGGCGTATCTCCGCAAACGATAGCAAACAAACTGAAGCAGGAGGGCGGCAATGAATAAGCAGCAGTTCCGGAGGACGGCAAAGATCAGCAAGGTCGTCGATCTGTTTAACAAGCATTACAAGGACAACATTTCCTCGGTAGAGCTGGTCAAAATGATTGCGAAAGAGAGCGAATGCAGCGAAGAGGAAGTCCTGGAAATAATCGCTGCTGGGATCAAGACTAGGGAGTAAAAGCAATGAGAAACAGAAGAGGTGAATAGAATGAGCGGAAAAAATAATGGATCAAGCGGCGGCATCGGATTTACGGGCTTACTGACAATCGCCTTCATCGTGCTGAAGCTGACAGGCGTAATCGGATGGTCATGGTTGTGGGTGTTATCGCCGCTGTGGATCGGCGCTTTGGTTGCAGTGATTCTTGTGATTATATTCGCATGGCTATTGAAATGAGGCATGGAACAGGAGGCCCGGTGAAAGCGAATGAGCATATTGATAAAGAGAAGAGAGGCGGCAAATGATCTTTTTGAATGTTGATAAACGACTTGAAAAAATCGGATACAAAATCGTCCGAAATGATAAATACGGAGTGAAATACGAAAAGGAAGAACCACAAGGGTATAAACACAAGGTTGTCATTTTGCACAAGGCAAGCGGAAACCACATAATGCAGAGTTATACAGATATTAGTCAGGTAGTTGGGTTGACGCTTAAAGAACAGATTTTGTTCACCAGAAAGTTTAAGCAGATGTTAAGGGCATGGAACAGGAGAGCAGGCGAACAGGATGAGTGATATGTGTGATGACAATAGGTTTGAATTGATCGAGAAGTACAAGAAGGAATTGATTGAAGCAACAAACATCGAAACCGCACCAGATGAAATGGCAGTGCTTGACGATATCCTGTACCGATTCTGGCAGATGGGATGGCTTGATAAATTGGAATTACCACCCGCACAGCCAGAACGGTTGACCGATGATGATTTCGAAACGATCAGAATACATTTAAGCGCCCACAAAGAAAAACTCTGCAATCAGAGAAGATGGAAAGAAGCGAAAGAATATCAGCGCATAATTGACAGATTTATGGCATTTGCATCCGTACAGCCCGAAGAACGCACGGAAGAACGCACGGAAACGCATGCGTGCGATTGTATCAGCAGGCAGGCGGCGATTGATGAGGGGAGCGTTACATGATAGCAATCTACACGCAAAACAGGCAAGCGGTCTGGAACTTCGCAGACATATCGAGGCTTCACGTAACTGGCAATGGGACAGGTATCCAGGCGGTGGCGAAAAACGGAGCCGGTGGAGAAATAGCAAGGTATAAAAGCCGCGAACAATGCACATATGTTTTAGAGATGCTTATGTCTGCGATTGATGCGGATGAGCGAACATTTATATTCCCAGCAGAAAAGGAGCTTGAATATGCGAAACAACACAGTGCAACAGGAGGAGGTAAGAGGCATGGCAGTTCTTGACCATGTACCTGAAGGTTGGAAAGTTGTTGGTGGATGAACAAATGCGCCAGCGGGATACCGCTTTATCAACAATAATAAATCACGCTTTGGCGGCGAGTATCAACACGCACTTGTCAAGGAGGATGTAGCGATTGAATGGTGGTGTGATAATACCTGATAAGGAAACTGCGAAAGCGTTAAATGATTTAGCAAGGCATAAGGCTATTGTTCGCTTACTGGCGGACATTCGCATAGATTTGGAAATATGCGAATTGGAAGATACGGTTATTATCCGTAATAATGGCGGTTATTTTGGTACAGTCCCGAGCGAGGTAATGACGGGAGAATTGCCATTCGCACAGTCAGAAAATGACTGGATTCCGTGTACAAAGAAAGCACATCCTGATACTCCCTTCAGAGTACAGGTACAGCTGGATAATGGATGGATCATTACAGCGTATTATCAGGATGGTGAATGGCTGTCAGTACCAGATTGTGGCGAACCGCTACTTGATAAATGGATTGAAGCGTGGCGTGAATTGCCAGAACCGTACAGGAAGGACGGTGAAGCGGATGGTTAATATCACAGTTCCGATTCAAGTAAATTTACCTGATGATTGGATAGAGCAGATTGTGAGCAGGCTTCAGAATGACCCTGAATCCGAATGGGCAGAAATCGTGCGGTGTAAGGATTGCAAACATTATAAAACAACTGGCAATTTCAAAGCCTATTGCGATGATGAGAATTTTCCAGATGAAGGACAAAAAGAACTGCCTGAATGGTGGTTTTGTGCGGGCGGCAAGCGGAAAGGAGCAGATAATGTATCTGACAAATAAAACCATCATCACATTTAATTTGCCGGATGAATACGAAGCGCAAAACAAATTCATCAAGACACAGGACATGAGTAAATGGGCAGTGCACGAAGGATCGCAAGGTATCACTTATGTGCATGAGGACAGGTATATAATTGATGTGAGGAAAGGAGCAGACAATGATTGAGCGTAGCTTCGATGAGATGATTGGTTACTTCAACCGCAGAGTTTCAGAAATGGATATTGATCTAGAATACAAAATGGAACTGCTAGGGATGGTAACAGCACTTGGATATAAACATGAAAAGACTACACAGCGGTGGATACCGTGCAGTGAGAGATTGCCGGAAGAAGGATTTGAAGCGCTTGGAACTGATAAATATGGCAGCGTTCGCCATGTTATAAAAGACAAATGCGGTGCTTCTGAATTTGCGACATATGAGGAAATGATGCACATTCCAATTGTCGCATGGATGCCACTGCCACCAAGCTACAAAGGAGAAGACGAATGACCAGACCACCAACAAAAGATGATATTAGACAGTTCACAGATCTGCTGATATATGCCGTTGATTGCATCAGGTACTATGAACGCATAGCAGTGTTGCCAAACTGTAACAACTGTAAGATGAAAGAAAAGGGGTGTATGTATCTGCCGAAGTGGGGCGAAGAGGTGAGAATCAACTGCCCGCACTGGGTGGAGGAAGGAGCAGACGAATGATTGTACTGGCAGCATCAATAATTGCCGTAGCAATAGCATGGAACATACCTCACACATATGATTATCACGAGAATTTAAAAAGCATTGCATATCAATTATCAAGGATTGCGGATGCGCTGAACAGGGAAAGGGGCAATGGGCAATGATTGAACTGCGAACGATAACGCCAGAAGAACATCAGTCAAACCTGCTCAAGGAACTGCAAGATACTTGCCTGATCACAGCGGTCGAAAAACGTTGCGATGAGATAAATGACGTCTGTGGGAATGTGCTGTATGCTCCAAACAGGTTCGTGCAGGAGCTGCTCATCGAGATCATTGACTTAATCAAATTGTACGGAGGTGAAGCATGCTAATCGGATTTATCATCGGCATCATCCTCGGGACGCTCGAGGGGCTGCTGGTCGGAGCAGTGCTGGCGATCGCACATGAGAGAGGGGAGAAAAAATGAAGTTTGAGAAGGTATCATTCCGGGAATTTAAAAAGCACACATCGGCCAACATGCACTGTGGAGCTGACGAGTATGATCAAATTATTCTGCCGGTCCGCAGTACTTCCGGATCTGCAGGATACGACATTGCCTGCCCGGTAAATATCACGATCCCGGGCGGATGCAGCCGGACGATTCCGACGGGGCTGAAGGTGCAGATCGAGGAAGAATGGTGCATGCTACTTTTTGTCCGATCAAGTGCAGCCATCAAAAAAGGACTGGAGCTGCAGACGGGAGTCTCAGTGATTGATTCGGACTACTTCGACAATCCGGACAACGAGGGACATATCTTCATCGGCGTCCGCAACACATCGACCAGACCGATCCTGATCGCGGCCGGCGAACGGATAGCGCAGGGAGTCTTTGTGATCTACGGCAAGACGGTTGATGATGTGGCAGCGTCGCCGCGATCAGGAGGAATAGGAAGTACGTCATGAGAAATGAGAACAAAGAGCTATGTATGAAATGCAAATACCAAGGGAGAATAGGGACAAGAACAAAAGATGCTAAGACCGCCAGCGTCACGCTGATCTGCAACTACATGGAGATTACTGGTCACCCGAGAATCCTGGAATGTTATGATCCTACAGACTGCACGTGCTTCAAACCGGGCAAAAAGAAAAATATGAACAGAGCGCCAAAGAGGAACAAAAAGAAATGACAGCGAAGGAATATCTCAGCGAAGTAAATGACTACAGGAGAATATTACGATCTATCGAACTGCAGATGGACGAAGTATTTAACGAGGCGACGCAGCTGCGTGCGATCACCTACGACAGGGACAAGGTACAGACATCTCCGTCATCCAGTCATATGGACCGATGCCTGATCCGCCTGGACGAACTGGGTAACAAGTACGCGACAAATGTCATCCGATACCGCGCGGAAATCGATAAGCGGGCAAGGATGATCGACATGCTGCCGAATCCGATTCACGTCCAGATCCTGCGGCTGAGATATATCAACGGACTGAAATGGAAGAGCGTAGCCGTCGAGACCGGATACAACTTCCGCCATGTTACCAAGCTGCACGGCCGTGCGCTGCAGGAGTTCACAAGGATACATAAAGATGCCCTTGAATGCCCCTGATCAATCATGATAATTTATAAGCTGAGAGAAGCGTCGAGGAAAGATCCCCGGCGCTTTTTGCATGCGCAGACAACCAGCGCGGCAGATACCTCCTGCAATCAACGGGGCGCGTCGGAAGTTCTGCCGCATCCATCCATAACATTATACGGCGCGCCCACAGCGAGATATGAACATAGATGAGCAATGGATCCGGCAGCTGATCAAAGAGAATAAGCTATGGAAGTTTTATAAGACTCCGCAATGGCTGGACCTGCGCCGGCAGATCCTTGAGGAGAATCACAATGAATGCGAATGGTGCAGGGCAGCGGGCAGGATCAGCAGGGCAACGGATGTACACCATATTCAATTTGTTAAGCGCCATCCGGAACTGGCACTGTCAAGGACATACATGTTCAGAGGACAGGAGCATAAGAACCTGGTTGCACTCTGTCACGAATGCCATGACAAAGCGCATGAGAGGATGGCGTACAAAAGACCTGAGAAGCAATTCAATGAGGAGAGGTGGTAAGTATATGGACAGAGATCCGCACAGAATACCGAGGTTTGAAAACGGCGAATCAGTTTACTTCACAGGCCAAGGCTACTACTACCCGAAGAAATATAATTACGCCGAGAAATTTGGAGAGGGACAGCACGTGATAACTAGTCAGCTGAAAACCTGCTGCAATGTCCTGCTCCGCTTCTCAGACGTTGCCGGCCTGTATCCGCAGGAATATTTCAGCAAGCAGCCCCCCGGAGGGGTATACCCCTCTTGATCTGGGGAACCCAACAACGGGGAAGGGCCTAGACAAAGTAGAAAATTCGCGCGCACGTGGGAAAATTGGGTGGAAAAATGGGACGAAGAATACCGAAAAAGGCGATTGAAGAGTCTTTGGTTAAGCAATTAGAGCTGAAAGGAGCGGATGTCGCACACTTCCGCGGACTGATCAACGACTACATGCAGTACTACACGATCGCTCAGAAGATGGAGGCGGATATCCGGAAGAACGGACTGGCATACAAGGCGATGTCGGCAGCGGGTAAGGAATACATGAAGGACAACCCGAATGTAAAGCTGCTCCCGCAGTATACAAGGTCGATGCTGACCATCTTAAAAGAACTCGGGCTGACCACGGATGCCCCGACAGGAGAAGACGAGCTGGATGGCGATCTGTAAGGAGATCCAGACATACATAGACCTTGTCAGATCTGGAAAAATTGCAGTATGCAAGGAGCAGCTGCAGCTGTGCGATCTGGTAGAGCGGGAGCTCCGGAAGGACGATGTATATGTGGATGAGAATCAGCTGAAACGTTACATGGGACTGCAGAAGCATTTTCCATATAATCTTTTTCCGTGGGAAGAATTTTGTTTCACGCTTCACAATTGCGTCTATCAAAAAAATGGATCACTCCGGTGGCCGATCCTGATCGTACTGGTCGGGAGGGGAGCCGGAAAAAACGGATTCCTGGCATTCGAAGACTTCTGCCTGATAACGCCGGTCAACGGGATAAAATTCTACGACATTGATATGTTCGCGACGTCAGAACAGCAGGCAAAAAGTACCTTCGAAGACATCTATAATGTGCTCGAAGACAACAAAAAATACTTCAAAAACTACTTCAAATGGAATCTGCAGGTCATCCAGAACATAAAAACGAAGTCCCGGATCAGGTATCACACAAAGGCACCCGGAACAAAGGACGGAGGCCGCCCGGGGAAGGCGGATTTTGATGAATACCATGCATATGTTGATGCGAAACTGATCGATGTTGTCGTTTCCGGACTCGGAAAGAAACCTCTTCCGCGCCGGACAATCATATCATCGCAGGGTGACGTCCGAGACGGCCCGCTTGATGCACTGCTGGCGGACTGCGAAGACATACTGAGCGGGAAAGCGCCGGACAATGGTCAGCTTCCGTTCATATGCCGGCTGGATGATCCGAAAGAATATGACGACGAAGCCATGTGGCACAAGGCGAATCCGTCTCTGCAGTACCTTCCGGATCTGCTGACAGAGATCCGCCTGGAATACAACGAATACAAGAGGGATCCGGTCAACCATACGTCATTTATGAGTAAGCGGATGAATCGTCCGCCCGGCCTGACTGAATTTAATATAACCGAATGGGATAATCTGGTTGCCGCTACAGCTGATCCGCCCGATCTCAAGGGCAGGTCATGTGTATGCGGCATTGATTTTGCAAAAACAAATGACTTTGTGAGTGCCGTGCTGCTGTTTAAGGACAGCGAGAAGAGATACGCGATCCATCATACATGGGTATGTCAGAAATCGAGGGATCTGGCCAGAATCAAATATCCTCTGAAAGAGGCTGAGTCAGAAGGCGTCCTGGAATTTGTCAATGACGTCGAGATCAGTCCGGCCGTGATCAGCGACTGGATCAGCGAAATGCAAAAGCTGTATACGATCGAAGCTGTCGCAATTGACTCCTTCCGCTTTGCTGTAATGAGCGATGCGCTGAAGTCGGTCGGATATGATACGACCAAGAAAAATATAAAGCTTGTGAGACCATCTGATCTCATGAAGGCAGCGGTCGTCATCGGCTATGTGTTCAGCCGGCAGCTGATCACATGGGGAACATCGACGATCATGCGCTGGTATACATGGAATGTTAAGGCGGTCACGGATAAAAAAGGCAACGTCAACTACGAAAAGATCGAGCCGCGCTCGCGAAAGACTGACGGATTCATGGCGCTGGCGGCTGCATTTACGATCGAGGATCGGGTAAAGGAGCGGCCGAAGATCTACGGTGGCAGAAGGTTGAGGACTGTGAAATGAAAATTATTGATTTTTTGGAAAAACTGCTCGGCACGGATCGGGCAGGCAATGGGAGCCGGGACAGTACGATAGTGATCGATATCCCGCCAAAACTGTATTACAAAGAACTGGCGCTGTATACGGCATCCAGTTACATCTCAAATGCCATATCAATGGCAGAAATCAGAGTCTACAAAGGCGGGAAGAAGGTAAAGGACGCTGATTACTACACCCTAAATGTGGCGCCGAATAAAAATGAGACGGCCTCGCTATTCTGGCACAAGGTGATCAACAAAATGATCAGAAACGAAGAAGGCTGCCTTGTGGTTGAGGTAAAGGACAAGCTTTACGTCGCGGAGAGCTTCGGCATCAAAGAAGAGCGTCCGATCCTTGGAAACATTTACGAAAATGTAGTCCTGTCGGACGGCCTGACACTCAACCGGAAGCAGTACCGGGCAGACGAAGTATTCCTGTTCAAGCTGGAAGACCAGCAGATCAAGCGCCTCCTGGACGGCATGTATGACGACTACGCCAAATTGATGGACACGGCAGCGCGGGCATTCAAGGATACAAACGGCCGGAAGTATAAATTCCGGGTGGCCGGCGTCAAGTCCGGAGACGAGGAGTTTAACGAGGAATTTAACAACTACATTTCCGAGAATATACGTGAGTATATGGAGAGCGAGTACGCGACATATGTCGAGTACGACGGAGAGGAGCTGATCGAGGACACGTCCGGCAAGACGCAAAAGACGGCCGATGATGTAGTGAAGCTGCGGAAAGACATTTTTGAAATGTTCGGGCAGGCGTTCAAGATCCCCTCGGCGCTCATGTCCGGGGACATCACGTCTATCAAGGACGTTTGTGATGTATTTCTGACATTTGCCGTGGATCCGTTCGCGGATAACGTCACCCAGACATTAAACAAGCGCGCCGGTCTCGACAATTTCCTTGCAGGAAACTACTACAAATGCTACACAGGCAGGATCAAACACAGAGATCTCTTTGATTCGGCCAGTGATGCAGATAAGTTACTGTCAACGTCCACTATGTGCGTAGACGAGATCAGGGACGAACTGGATCTGGATCCGCTTAACACGGATTGGAGCAAGCAGTTCTATCTGACCAAGAACTACGAAAAAGTGGAAGAAGCTACAATTCCGATAGAAGGAGGTGAATCATGAAACGGAAATACTGGCAGATAACGACAGAGGGATCCCGCGCGACCATCAACATCTACGGTGATATCACATCGTGGAAATGGTTCGACAGCGACGTATCCGCCTATGACATCAAGCAGGAGATTGATGGGCTTAACGTGACGGACATCGACGTATTTATCAATTCCTATGGCGGAGAAGTTGCGGAGGCGCTGGCGATCTACTCGGCACTGAAGCGCAACAAGGCTGCAGTCCACACATATTGTGACGGATTCGCATGTTCCGCGGCGACGATCATCTTTGCGGCCGGCGATACCAGGACAATGGGTGCCATCGCGCTGCTGATGATCCACAACTGCATGTCTTATGTAGGCTACGCAAACAGCGAGGAGCTGCGGAAGGCAGCGGATGATAACGACAAGATCAACCAGTCGTCGATCGAGGCATACAAAGCAATCGCGAACATCGACGAAGAGCAGATCCGGGAGCTGATGAACGCTGAGACATGGATCACGGCAAAAGAGGCGCTGGAGTGGGGATTCGCAACCGACATCGCAGATCAGGAAGAAGACGAAGGCGAAGCGGTGCAGAGCGCGAGACGCATGATCTTCGACATGCTCACAAGGCAGAAAGGATCCGAGGATTCACCTTCGGAGCGCCTGCTCGAGATGATGGCTGCGGCGCAGGCAAAGTTCGATAAAGTTATGGCTGCACTGCAGGCCGAAGCGGATGATCCGGATGATGATCCGGCGGATCCGGACGATGATCCTGATGATCCGGACGAAGACGAGCCTGATGACGATGATCCGGCAGATCCTGACGATGACGATCAGGATGACGGCGATCCGCAGCCGGAAGAGAATGCAACTATTAACAATTTTTTCAACATTTTCAAATAAGGAGAACAAAAAATGCTTGGTAACGTAAACAACACCACACAGAAAGAGGCGATTGCAGCACTGCAGGCAGCACTGCAGAGCGGAGACGAAGAGGCAGGGAAGAGCGCATGGGAGCAGTTCCATCAGAGCGTAGTGGACACTGTAAAAGAGGACTATGCCACCTATGATGGAGACACACGCGCATTGATCCAGCGCGGATATCGTCAGCTGACATCCGCAGAGAAGAAATTCTACGAGTCCATGATCAAAGCCGGCAAGGACAAAAATCCGAAACAGGCATGGAACGACCTTCTGGACAACAACAAAGACATGATGCCGACAACCATCATCGAGGATGTATACCGCAATCTGGTTGAGGAGCATCCGCTCCTGTCCCGCATCAGCTTCCAGAATGTTGCATACCTGACTCGCTGGATCCTGAACGATCACACCGGCCAGAATGCAGTATGGGGTCAGGTGACAAGCGCGATCACAAAGGAGATTGAATCCTCCTTCCAGGAAATCGACGTCAACCTCTGCAAGCTGTCCGCGTATGTCATCATTGCAGAAGACATGCTCGATCTCGGACCGGTATATCTTGATAATTACATCCGTACAATCCTCAAAGAAGCTATCGCTGCAGCTCTCGAGGCAGGTATCGTCACCGGTAACGGCCTCAACCAGCCGGCAGGTCTGGACAGAAATATTGCAAAAACAGCAACCTTCTCTCAGTCCACCGGATACGCGCAGAAGACTGCAAAGCCGGTCACATCTTTCCTGCCGGAGGAATACGGCGCACTCGTCGCAGATCTGGCAGTGACAGAAGTATGGTACACTCAGGATTCTACCGGCAATCCGGTTGATGCTGCGACAGCTGCAAATGCAGATGGCAGTGCGAAAGATGGATACACAAAGCATGGCGGCAGAATGCGTGCATTTGATCAGGTCACCGTGATCTGCAACATGGTCGATTACCTGACCAAGATCATGCCGGCAACAACCGTCCTGACTGCGCAGGGAACATATTCGAAAGATCTGTTCCCGTTCCCGACTGAGGTCATCAGATCCAATGCTGTCGAGACCGGCAAGGCAATCATGTTCCTTCCGGAAGAGTACTTCGTCGGCATCGGCGGCACCAAAGAAGGCACAATCGAGTACTCTGATGAGTACAAGTTCCTCGAGGATCAGCGCGTCTATAAGATCAAACTGCACGGCAATGGCCGCGCGTATGACAATACGGTAGCGATCGTGCTGGATATCTCCAATCTGGATCCGGCATACATCACCGTACTCAACAAAGGTGAGACTGCATGATGGAATCCGCGACTCTTAATGCATTGATTAACAATGTAAAAAAAGAGTGTGCGATTACCTGGGCGGACAATGATACTGAGGCGGATCTTCGGCGGATAGTCGAGTCCGCCTCTGTTGTTGTAGCTCATAAGCTGGGGATCTCGGACGACTCCGGAGAAATCTATCTGGAGCCGGGATATGCAAAGATGCTGTTCGAAAGATACTGCCATTACATCTGGAATAATGTGCCGGACGAATTTGAGCCGAACTACATGAGGGACATCATCGCAGCACGACATTTTTACCAGATCAAGACGGCACAGAGCGAAGAGGACGGATAAATGACTAGGAAGACACTGCAGCGGGCATATTCTGACGGGATCATGTACATCTATGAGCGAAAAAACAACAACAACCCGAAAAGCCGCGAGGACTTGTCATACAAGGGGAAACTCTGTTTTGACTACCGGGATATCCGGCAGGAGGACAACGAGTTCGCGGAGCAGCTGGGGAAGCGTCTGACGCTCAAGGTAAGCACACCAATGAACAAAGCAGTCACGGCGAATCATCTGGCCGTGATCGAGGATACGTTGTACGCGATTATCCAGATCGATCCGGACAGGGCCCGGAAGGAACTGTATTTTTATTTGACGGAGGTGAGGAGCCTTGCTTGATCCCATCATTGAAAAACTGAAGGAGATCGACGAAAACGTCCAGAAAAATATAGTCAGGAAAGAAGATACGGCCTCCTGGGACTGTCTGGCCGTCATCAAGAGACGGATCAGATCCAAAAACACGGGGAAGTCGAAGTCCACACATGTGGACGTCGTGATTGCCAGGGAAGACGAGATAGAAGACGGCATGGTTGATCGCGTGATAGAGGCCATGAGTGAGATCGGGTGGCGGCTTGCGACCGAAGATGACATAGAGTTCGATCATCCGGTTGACTCGAATGAGATAGTCGTCGAGGTATGCACGATCCACTTCTTCGCGCCGGAAAAGAGGTGCTGATATGTCTGAATGGTTTAAGCTGGACATATCCGGCGTGGAAGCGCTGCAGAGTCATATCGAACAGGTTGGCGCGGGAGCTGGCCAAATCATTGACACGGTCCTGCACGGATCCGGAGCGGAGGAGATCAAAAAAGAGATCCTTCCGCTGATCCACTCGTCCGGAAGGACGTGGAAAGGGAAAAGAGGATCCGCGAAATCGGCGAATCCGTTCTCGCAGGAAAATGATCAGCTGGCAGTGACGATTAAATCCAGAGGGTATTATCATTACCTTTATTTCCCGGATGACGGCAGCAATACGATCAAACATGCAGGCAATCAGCAATTTATGATGCGCGGCGCTGAAAATGCCGCGGGCAAAATCATAGACGAATGCGTCGAAAAACTAGTAGAAAAATTGGAGGAATAACAAGATGAGTTACAGAGAAGCTGTTTTTTCTGAATACCAGGTCAAACAGATCGGCGTCAAGGTAGGCGCCGCCGAGACAGCAACTGTCGTCGATTGCGTCGGCACGATGAATCAGACGATGGAAGTAAGAACCGTTGTTAAGAAATGCCGCGGCGTACCGGCAAAGCAGAGAACAAGAGGAACCGGATCAGGCACTCTGGATCTGTCTCTCCATATCCCGTGGTCTCTCTACGTCGCAATGTACGGCATGGACGTAGAAGGCCTGATCGATGGAGTGGCCGCATACGGAACCGAGTCTCTGCATCCGGAGATGGTGATCACTGCACTGGTAGAGGATGAGGACGGCAACGAGATGTATAAGGCATTCCCGAAGACCACCCTCACAAGCGGACCGTCTCCGCAGATCACAAACGGAGCAGAGGAAGTTGCTGAAATCAACATGCAGATCGCTGTAAGCCCGGACGAGTCCGGATACGGACTGTATCAGGCAGTCACATCTGATCTGGAAGACGGGACAGCGAAAACCAACTGGATGAGCAACTTTACGCCGGCGCTGGTAAAAGCATCCGCATGAGGAGGTAAGCCATGAAGGTAAAGGCGCTTAAAACTTTCTGGGATAAGCATACCGGAGAAAAGCATGCCAAAGGCGATGTGTTTGAAGTAACACAGGAGCGCTGCGAGGAGATCCTCGCAAAAGGCCCCTACGTCGAAAAGGTTGCGGCTCCGAAAAAGAAGGCAAAAGAAGCTGCGAAAGCAGAGGAAAAATAATGCAGGCCGCCGGGGGATGATTCCCCTGGCGGATTTTTCTATAGGAGGGACAGTTATGGATATGGATAAGAGCAGCAATGTGATTTTGGATTTAAAAGATGGTGAGAAGGTCGAACTGACGCTGAATTTTTATCGGCTGTATCAGCTGCAGACCAAGCATCCGAAGGATTACAAGGCATATTTTGAACTGCAGAAAAACGGAGTACACACGGATCTGGACTGCACAAGGGTGCTGCATACCGCATACCTGTGCGCAAATATGGAAAAGATGCCGGATGTCATGTCATATGAGGAATTTCTGCAGAAGCTCCTGAACGGGAGAAACCGGATCTGGAAAGCGTACTCCGATCTGCATATTGACGCAAAAAACTGAATTACCAGAATGCATTCAAGGTCCGGGCAATCGATCCGGATGCCATCAGGATGCCGGACATGGATATGACGGATGTATCTGATTATTATACGATGTACGTCAGCATACAGGGAGTATCAGAGGATGTATTCTGGTTCCGCGACATTGGATTTGTCAAACAAGTGGCTGCTAACAAGCACTCATTTGACAAATGGTTAAGATGGCAAAGCGAAAAGAGGGCAAGAGAAAATGCCAAGAAACGAAGCTAAAGTAAAATTTACAGCCGACACAAGGGAATTTACTGCGCAGATCAGAGATGCAAATTCGAGCATGGCCTCCATGCGTGCGGCGCTTGCCCTGAACGAAGCGCAGTTTAAGAATACCGGCAACGGCGCAGAGTACCTGCAAAATAAGCAGAAGATCCTGCAGCAGCAGCTGGAGCAGAGCCGGGCAAAACAGGACGCGCTGAACGCGAAGCTGGAAGCCGCGAGCACAATCTACGGAGAAAACAGCACTGAGGCGCAGTCATGGGCGACCAAGCTGACAAGAGCGCAGATTGAGGAGGAAAAACTCAAAGGCGCGCTGGATGAGACGGAAGCGGCGATCGAAGAACAGACAGAGGCACAGGAGCGGGCAAAGACTCCACTGGAGCAGCTGACGAACGAGATCAAGGATCAGCAGGACGAGCTGTCTCGCCTGAAGACAGAGTACGCAAATACAGCGCTGTCAGAAGGTCAGGAGTCAGAAGCGGCGCAGGAGCTGAAGGCAAAGATCGATGCCCTGAATACCGAACTGGATCAGAACGAATCAAAACTGGCAGAGGTGACAGGGGCAACGGAGAGAGCTGCCGGAGCCACAAAGGAAGCCTCTTCCGGATGGACAATGGCAAAGCAGGTCCTTGCGAATCTGGCAACAGACGGCCTGCGGATGGTGGCCGACAAGCTGAAGGAAGCTGCAAAAGAGGTCATCAAACTCGGAACAGACTTCACGGCGTCAATGTCAAATGTCCAGGCGCTGTCCGGAGCGACATCTGCAGAGATGGAGAAGCTGGAAGCAACAGCGAAAGAGCTCGGAAGAGCTACGGTATTCTCCGCGACTGATGTATCGGACGCATTCGGCTACATGGCGCTGGCCGGATGGGACACAACCGACATGTTGAGCGGCGTTGACGGCGTCCTAACACTGGCAGCGGCCTCCCAGATGGATCTGGCAAAGGCTTCCGACATCGTCACCGACTATCTGACGGCATTCGGCCTGTCCGCACAGGATTCAGGCAAATTTGTCGATCAGATGGCGTATGCAATGTCTCATTCCAATACCAATACGGAGCAGCTGGGAGAGGCATATAAAAACGTAGCTTCAACAGCTAACAGTCTGCATTTCTCCGTCGAAGATACGACGGCTGCCCTGATGACAATGGCAAATGCCGGCGTAAAGGGCGGAGAAGCCGGTACCGGTCTGAGTGCGATCATGACCAGACTGGCAACGAACACAAAGGACTGCGCGGACGAGCTGGGGACATACGGCATACAGGTGTATGACAGTCAGGGTAATATAAATTCGCTGTCCTCGATCCTCAACGGCATGGCCGGGATCTGGATCGACCTGACCGATCAGCAGCAGGCGAATCTGGCAAAAACCGTCGCCGGACAGAATCAGTATTCTAAGCTGCAGACGGTTATGAACGGTCTGAGCGAACAGGCTGAAGCGACAGGATCATCATTTAACGACTACACAGAAGCACTGGCGAACTGCGAAGGCGCGGCGACGGAAATGTCTGATACCATGCAGGATAACCTGCAGGGCGACATGAAGGCGCTGGAGTCAGCTGCACAGGGACTGGGGCTGCAGTTATTTGAATTTTTTGAGGGCCCGCTCAGAACCGCGGCGCAGGGAGCTGCATCCGCCCTGAACAAAATCACGGATGCGATCACTCCGCAGAGATCAGAGATGCAGGCGTTTATCGCCGAGACGCAGAGCATGATCGAGTCATCGAGGAGTGCTCTTGATAATGCGGACGGTCTGACCAGAAGCGCGACGGATCGCGTGGGAGAGCTGGAAGCTTACAAAACAGTCCTCCTGGAGCTGAATCAGCAGGCAGAACTGGATGAATATCAGCAGTATCAGCTGAAGAATGCAGTTGACGCACTCGGGGACAGCGTCCCGGGATTATCAGCGGCATTTGATGAAACGACAGGAACACTCAACCTGACAAATAAAGAACTGGTTGATATGTTCAACAATGCGGAAGCGCTGGCCATGCAGCAGGCGCTGATCGACGCGCAGACGGAATCGTTCAAGGCGCTGTCAGATGCGACGATTGCAAAGGCGCGGGCGGATGCATCCGCAAAAAAAGCAACTGAAGAACTGAGCGAAGCAGAAAAGAAAAATCAGGAATCCGTGCAGGCCGGCGCGGGCGAATACGGCGACTACTACAACGAAGTAATCAGGGCGAACGAAGCCGTCAAAGACTCTAAAGAGCAGCAGGAAGCAGCGCAGAAGGCTATGGACGATGCGCAGGAAGCGATCGAGATAGACAAAGAAGCGCTTGTTGGTCTGGCAGAACAATTTGGGATGTCGCAGGAACAGCTCGAAAGCCTGACGTCGTCTCAGGAGGGTGCAACCGAGACGGAGGAAGCGGCAGCAGAAGCGACCGGCGAATATGCCGCGGCGCAGGGACAGCTGTCCGAGGAAGCGCAGAAGGCAGCGGAAGAAGTCGAAAAAGCCTACGACGACATGATGAACAAGATCCGGGACTCCATGCAGAGCAGCGTGGGATTCATGGAGGAGTTCAACGGCGGGCAGCAGATCAGTGCGGAACAGATGAACGCCAATCTGCAGAGTCAGATCGAGGGGATCTCGAACTGGTCTGAAAATATGCAGAGGTTGGCTGCCGAAACCGGCGAAGGAATGCGTCAGGATATGTATGACGCTCTCGTCCAGATGGGCCCGGAAGCGGCAAATCTGGTACAGGAGCTGGTAGACACTCTGGACAGCGACACTCCGCAGTTCCAACAGATCTGTGACAACTGGGCGCAGGCGATGGATCTGTCTAACAATGCGTCCGCGCTGGCAGCGGCAACGACGGCCGGAAAAGCATATACAGGCGAATTGGCTGCCGGGATCCAGTCGGGAGAAGGAGACGTCGCCGGAGCTGCAAAAGGCATCGCGGATGCCGCGACTAAAAACGCAGACACATCAGCAGCGGCAAAAGCAGTATCCAAAGGATTGACAGACAACGTCAGCAAGTCCCTGTCTACGGCATCAAAGACGGCCGCGACACAATCGGGAAAAATGAAGCAGTCTGTACAGACCGGCATGAACGGCATGAGCGCAGCCGCGTCTCTGCAGATGGGTAAATTCAAACGGACGGTATCCTCGGCAATGAGCGAGGCGGCCAGAAATGTGCAGTCCGGCGTCAGCTCGATGAGAAATGCGCTAAATGTAACCATTCAGGGCCCGCACATCAAGGTTCCACATTTCCGAATGGTCGGAGAGTTCAACGCGCAGACCAAGGCGACGCCATCAGTAACGGTATCGTATTATGCGAAAGGCGCAATCTTCACAAAACCAACAATTTTCGCAACTGAAACAGGGTTCAAAGGAGTCGGAGAGGCCGGTCCGGAAGCAGTACTTCCGATCGAAAATCTGAGGGAGTATGTATCTGACGCAGTAGAGGCAGCGGGAAGCGCGACAACCATAAATAATTACGTCACAGTAAACGGCACGGAGAATCCGGAATCATTTGCAGACAGGTTCCTCCGTGAGGTAATGATCCAAGGAAGGTTGAGCTGATGGGAAAAACAAAAAAGCCTACTGGCTTGGCTATAAAAAGAGACGGGAACAAATTTACATGCAGCTGGAAATGCGGAGACAGCAACTACAGCGAAGGGCAGATGTTCGGATATGGCATTTATGCTTCGGACAAAACGGCATATGGTGCACGAAGCAGCATAAGCGGAAGCACAAGGAAAAAGGTTGTTACTGTAGATCTTTCGAAATACTACCCTAATGCAAAAAAACCGGGGCTTGCAAAGATTGACTTTGATATAAGCGGAAAAAGAAAACCGTACAAAAAAGGCAAGAAGACAATAGTCCCAAGCATGTCGAGCATTGTTACGCAGACTTACAACGTAAAAAAACCAAATACACCGAAAATCACAGGTGCAGCACTGTCAGGAGACTACCATCACATCTGCACATTTTCCTGGTCAACATCAGCTACGGCGTCATCGAATGAGTGGCTGCTCTATACCGTCATCGAGTCGATAATCGTCAAAAACTGCAGCGAAACAAATGGCGCAAAGTTGACCTGGAAAAGCAATCAGCCCGGGTGGATACATGAGACCAAAGGAGCATCCGGCAGCAGAGAGATAGAAGAAGATACCACTAGACTGGCGTCCGGATCCTGGACAAGATGGTTCCGCGTGAAAGCGGTGGGCCCGGCCGGGGAGACGGGATGGGTGTACTCGAAACATGTTTACGCACAGCCGAAAATGGCAACGGTCCTGCAGGCGAATGGCGTGAGTGATGGTGCGGGCGGAACAAAAGTTCATGTGAAATGGAGAAGTAATACCAGCACGACGAATCCGGTTGATGAATCGATACTTGAGTACCTGATCGCACAGCCGGGCAGGGGATTCTCCTGTCCCGGAGGAAACTGGGATGAGGTCGATAAATTTAAAGACAACAGCGGAAATGCCGAGACGTACAAGATCATTGCAGACGCTCCCGGTACCGACGAATGCATGTGGGTGCGTGTTAATAACATGCACGACTATGAGGCAAATACGACGCCCGGCACTCCGCAGCTTGTCAAATACGGCACACTCGAAAACCCGACGATCCGGAATGTCAGCGCGCCGGTATCGACGCATATCGCAACGATTGAGGCGGATAATGAATCCGACGTCGTTGACTCGTTCCTGGTTGTGAGATTTGTATCTGACTCATATCCCGCCGGCATCGATATCGGCGTCATCCCGGAAGGGTATACATCTGTATCCGTACAATGCCCGGACTGGGGAAGCGAAAGCATATCATTTGAGGTGTACGCAGCTGCAGGATCTTACAAGAGGGAGACAAGAGCAGACGGAATCGCGAGCTACTCCATAAATGCAAAGATGAGGTCAGGAATCGTCAAACACGGCGGATCTGTCCCGTCGGCGCCGACGGATGTAGCTGCGGTGCAGACAGACATACCCGGGACGATCAGGGTATCATGGAGTACGTCCTGGAGAGACGCAAATTCGACGGAGCTGTCATGGTCAGACCATGAGGATGCATGGGAGAGCACTGACGAGCCGGAGAGCTACATTGTTAAAAATGCAAATGCAGCCGCCTGGAACATCAGCGGACTGGAGACGGGAAAACGCTGGTATGTATGTGCGAGGTCGATCAATATCGTCGGAGACGTTGAGACATACGGTGCGTACTCGCTGCCGATCGAGGTCGATTTGACGTCTTCCCCAAATATCCCGGCACTGGAACTGTCTGAGAGTGTGATCACGACAACAGGATCTGTGACGGCTTCGTGGGGATTCTCCTCCCCGGATGGCACACTCCAGAGCTACGCCGAAGTACATGAAGTAACCGTGGAAGATGGACAGGACGTCTATACCAAGATAGCGGAGACGGAAACAGCGCAATTTGTTACGATCAGCGCTGCGGAGCTCGGATGGACCGCAGGAGAGCAGCATACGATCGTTGTGAGAGTCACATCATCCGCCGGCAGAAGATCAGAGTGGAGTCTTCCGGCATATCTGCAGGTCGCAGAACCGATTGAATGCGTGATCACACAGACGTCTCTGGTCGAGCGTCAGATCACCGAAGACGGACAGACAAGGACAGCTCTGTGCCTGGAATCCATGCCGCTGACGGTGACAGTGGATGGAGCTGACACAGGGACGGTCACGGTGATCATTGAAAGGGCTGGATCCTATCATGTCGAACGACCGGACGAAACAATGTACGACGGATTCGATGGAGAAACGATCGTGATCGTCGGACCGACTGCGGAAGGACAGATCACCATCGAAAGAGATATGCTGATCGGAAAGCTGGACGATGACGCGACATACAGACTGATCGCCAATACGACAGACGATCTGGGGCAGTATGCTGAGACAGATCCGGAGAATCCGATTGTATTTGAGGTCCACTGGACGCATCAGGCCATTAAGCCGAGCGCAATCATTTACGCAAATAACGATGACATGTATACCCGTATCAAACCGATTGCGCCGGAGGGCACATTGGAAGGCGACACGTGCGATATCTACAGACTATCCGCGGACCGGCCGGAGCTGATCTATGAGAGAGCTGCATTCGGCACGGAATACGTGGATCCATATCCGGCAATCGGAGAGTATGGCGGGCACAGGATCGTATTCAGGACGGCAGACGGCGACTATATCACTCCGGACGCCGGACTAGCGTGGGAGGACTACGGTCTGGAAGAAGGCAACTACATCAGCAGATCAATGATGATCATAGACTTTGCGAACGAGCGGATCGAGTTGCCGTACAACGTAGATCTGTCGAACCGGTGGGCGAAAGATTTCCAGAAGACGGACTACCTCGGAGGAGCGCAGCAGGGCGACTGGAATCCGGCCGTAACCAGAACGGGCAACTATACCGCGGAGCTGTGGGCGGATGACGAGGAGGACGAGGAGAAAATCCTTGCGATGCGACGCCTGGCGGACTACGGAGGAATATGTCATATCAGGACGCCAGAAGGATCCTCGTTTGCCGCAGACGTACAGGTATCCGAGGACAGAAGACAAAGCAGCTGGGATGTATACAGCTACTCGATATCAGTCACCCGGGTGGACTCGGAAGGATACGACGGCATGACATATGAAGAGTGGCTGCGAGTAAACCCGAGAGGTCAGAGATAAATGAACTGGGACAAAGGATACTCCGCCCTGTACTACATGACGCGCGTGGATCCGGCGACATGGAGAGACGTTGAGCGGATCGAGATAACAGGCGGATCAATCAAAAGAGAAAAGGACGGACTGATGCAGTCGGCAGACATCGGCTGCATCAACTACAGTCCGGGCATTGAGCAGTGGATCCGGGTGTACCTGGTTGCAAACCAGACCGGAGACACGCAGAGAGAGGCGCTGTTTACCGGACTGGCCACATCTCCGGACGGGGATTACACGGCAAGAGGCCGCATGGAGAATCAGCTGCAGTGTTACTCAGTCCTGAAGCCGGCGGACGATATCTATCTGCAGAGAGGATGGTACGCCCAGACCGGCCTGCATGGTGCGCTGATCATACAGAGGCTCTTGTCTGTATGCCCTGCGCCGGTCGAGATTGCGGAAGAAGAGTCTCCGATGCTGGAAAAGCCATTGATCGCGGAAGACAATGAGACAAATCTGACGATGGTATCAAAAATCCTCGAGGCGATCAACTGGCGGATAAGGATATCCGGAGACGGAAGGATATACATCGAACCGTATCCGACGACCGCTTCCGTGACATTTGATCCTCTGGATTTTGATGTGATCGAGCCGCAGATCAAGATATCGGATGACTGGTATGAGTGCCCGAACGTCTTCCGGGCAGTCTATGATGACATGACCGGCATTGCCAGAGACGAGGATCCGGCCAGTATGCTGTCCATCCCGACGAGGGGAAGAGAAGTCTGGATGACGGAGAATAATGTCGAACTGGCGAAAAACGAGACGATCGCGCAGTATGCCGTCAGGCGTCTGAAGGAGGAACAACGGCATTTCCGCACTGCGGAATATGACCGGAGATACATACCGGAACTGATGCCGGGCGATCTGATCAATATGCATTATCCGGAGCAGGGCCTTGACGGATTGTTCGAAATAGAATCACAGGGCATAGATCTGGGGCATGGAGCGAGAACAGCCGAAAAAATAATAGGAGCGTGATCAATGGGAACGAAAATGAATAGGATCGTCCGCAACTTTGCGGAATCGATCAAGGAGAACAGCAAGCCAAAGACGAGCCCATACGATACTGACGCGACAGTGACCAGAATCGAAGGGAATACGGCATACGTGCATATCCCGGGCGGAGCTCCTGAGACGCCGGTTGCGCTGACGATCGGCGCGAAGGTGGGTGATACGGTCCGGGTACATGTCGCCGGGGGAGGCGCTAATATCATTGGGAACAGCACAGCTCCGCCGACGGATGACACATATGCAAGGCAGGTTAATAAGACGCTGACGGAAAAGGTCGAGAGCACCAATATGGTCGTCAGGACGGTACAGCGGGCGGTCAATGCGGTGCGGAGGATTGCGGCAAATACCAATCAGTATTTTTGGCACACGGAGACCGGGACGGATACCGGCGCACATATTACCGAGATACCACAGGAAGAGTTTTTGGCTGATCCTGAAAACGGCGGTGGAAATCTGTTGGCCCGGTCGAACGGTGTAGCGGTCAGGGATGGGCTTACGGAGTTAGCGCAGTTCGCAAATGATGGTATGCGATTCAACGATGGCGCAGGCAATACGGTAGTTGATATTGATACGGCAGGGGAGCTGGTATCGAAGTCGTTTACCGAGCATTACGACATTGACAGTTATGTATCGGCGTCCGAATCAATAACGCTGTCCATCACGAATCCGTACTTTGCAAACTTTGACACGAGCCTGTTTACTCCTGAAATTATGCTAGCGACGCAGGACGGGCATCAGTTCATTAACTTCGATCCGACGCAGGATGCTACGATACCGACATCTTTTGATGTGACAATCAACTACTCGGCGGTAACTAAGCAGATAAAGCTAACGTACGTTGGCAGTGACGCAAACTATGAGGTATACTCCCTGTCAGTTACATGGTCAGCATACATCATCCCGCCGTATTATACGTTTGGACTGAGGCAGGCCGACAGCGATAAGGGCGCTTTTTCGTTTGCAAGCGGGATCGGGTTGATTGCGAATAAGGACTTCCAGACGGTCGTCGGCAAGTATAACGAGGAAACGGATGCACTTTTTGCTGTAGGATGCGGAACGGACAACGGGATTCGTAAGAATGGTCTCGAAGTTTTCGAGAACGGAAACGTCAACTCTGCTGGACAAATAAGGAGCACATATAGACAGATTAGTATTCCTGAGGCTCTGTTTACACCGGCGTCCGGGATAACATGCAACCTTGCAAGGTTCACGAGGGCGGGCAATCTGGCAACGCTATACATGCGCATCCAGTCATCGAGCGCAAAAAGCGGTACGTGGACAGTCGGGACGCTGTTTGAGGGCTTTCGCCCGGTCGACGAGGTTGGATTCCTGACAGCCACAGCAGCATCAATCGGCTATATTAATGCCGCCGGAGTGATCACATATATCGGATCGCTTGGAGCTAACAGTAACGGATATATCAAGGCAACATACATGGTTGATTAAGAGGAGGAAACAATGGCATTTATACAGGATTACAACATCAACACTCCGGGGACACCCAGTCCGAGCGGATACGATGCTGCAGTACATCTGTCGCAGTATGAAAACGGCAGGAAGCTGTACTTCCGGATCCTGGGCGTGGACATCCCGGCCGGATCCAGCGCGACAATCTCCGGAACAAAGCCGGACGGGAACGTATACAGCAAGGCCGGCACGATCGACGGGGAATATGTTGTCGTCGAGGAAGATGTCCAGATGACGGCAGTCGCCGGCAGATGGTACGCGAAGATCCATATTACAAACGGGGACAATACGATCGCGACGACAAATATCGTGCTGAACATTTATACAGATCCGGTCGAACAGGGCGCGATCCCGTCCGATACGCAGCTGGATGGAATTGTCGTACAGTGCCAGGCATACGCTGAGGCCGCCAGGAGCTCTGCTTATGGATCCCCACTGACGGCAGAAACGGCAGCGGCCATGACCGATCAGACGAGAGTGTACGTCTACACTGGGTCAGAGACAGGATACACTGCGGGACATTGGTATTATTACGACGGATCCGCATGGACGGACGGCGGCGCCTATAACAGCGCGGCCGTGCAGACGGATGCCACACTTGCGATCCCGGGCATGGCAGCGGACTCCAAG